TGAAAGCCTTTCGTGACATCAATGGTCTTGAAATAATCAACGATGCACTTTTGAGCATAACCGTTCGAACACTGCGCATCATGCGCCGTAAAGCGAACAAATTGATTGATAGTCCAACGGTTCAACCGCTTGCGCCAACCTCTTTCACCACCGTTAATAATCGCTTTCAAATCAGCAATGTTCGAACGGTAGTGATGCTCACCTAAATAAGAGCCATCTAACCAGCAACGAAACATGCGCCGCGTAACGTGGTTGCTGTCCGAAGCCCAAACGCCGTCAAGGTCGCGGATGATACGGTTTTTAATTTCTGCGTGTGCCATAGCTTTTTTCCTTTCATACTAGACATGACCATATATACCCACACCATATGCGCATGTCAACATATAAAGATAAGTTTTTTTATCTTTTTTTGGGCCATTGATTTTAAACGATAATTTACGGTAAACGATTTTACAGTATTTTTTACCGTTTACCGTAATACTGTAAATTTACCAACAAAATCAACGGGTTAAGGTTTTACAGTATTTACGGTCAATTTGATGATTTACTGTAAATTATTGTTTAAAATCAAAGGTTTATTTACGGTAAAAACCCTACCCCCTATAGGGGGGGATATACAAATCCCCCAACTATTACTTTTAACGCGCCGCGTACTGTTCGTTTTTAGGTGTGGGAAATCTTGGGCGCTTTTGGGCTTGCGCCGTAGCCGCAGCAGCGGTATCCTCAAAGCACGATAAATTATTCGGGTTGCACAGCAAATGCCAAAAGTCGGTGAACAAATAGCCAAAGGGGAAAAACGACTCACCCCACCGCAGCAGAAGTTTTTGGATAACTACATTCACAAAGACATGACGCAAACCGCAGCAGCCAGAGCAGCAGGATACAAAAACCCGAATGTATCAGCCGTGCAGCTTCTCAATCACCCGCGAGTCAAAGAACGCATGGAAGAAATGCGGCAGGAACTCGAAAGCAAATACGGAGTGTCTGTCACCAAATCTGTTCGGGATATGCAACGCCTCAGAGATGAAGCATGGCAGGCAGGGAACTTCGGTGCAGCAATCAAAGCAGAGGAACTACGCCTAAAGGTAACTGGCCTCATGGTCGCCCGTAGCCATGTAACACACGAACACGTTGATAACCTCAGCAGAGAACAAATCGTCGAACAACTGCAAGAATTTATGGATCGTGCTAAAAATAGAATGATCGACGTAACACCAACAGAAAATCCCACAAAATCCGAACAAATCCCTATAACGGATTGTAGCGGCGAAGCCGCGAAATAACGGTTGCGCACCGTGCGGGGGTCGGGGCGGGGCCTCAGCCCCCCAGAATCGGGCCGTCAGGTGGGGTTGTGTCGAGTTTCGGGTTCGGGGTGCTCAAAATTGTTCGGGTTACTCATCGGGCCTCTCAGCGCCTCCCAGCATATACACGCATTTTCGCACGGAATCGGGCCGGGGACAACTCTCCGGGGCAATAACCCGACAAATTGTTCGGGATCGGGTTCCGGGGAAGATCACCGGGGTCGGGTCCGGGCTTCGGGTCGCCGGGGTATATAACCCGAACAATTGTTCGTTACCGGGCCGTTACCCGGCAGCGTAACCTACAGCAGTGTTTTGTGCGCCAGTGGTTTTGCCCGGCAGCATAACCCGAACAATTGTTCGACTTGTACCGGGAGCGCCCGGAAACGTCCCGGTTTAATCCCGGTAAACTTTTTTTATTTTTCCTGTTGACATCCCTGACCAGGTGGGATATTGTGGGATTGTCTAGTATAGAGGAGAAGTAAAAATGACTTACCATATTATGTTCGAAACAGACCGCGGAATGGAAATGCTCACTATGACCGCCAAGAATCGCCGCGCTGCAATCGAAGAGTTGAAGCGTAAATACCCTAACCACCTTGGAGCAGATGGAGTAATTGAAAACGAAAACGGGGATGAATTCCCCCTGAACTGGTAAGGGGAAAGAAGATGGAAACGATCACAATGGAGTTGCCCGATCACTGGGCAACCGCACTGTTTTATGACGACACGAGCGGGTTCGAGTACGAGGATGACAAGCAGTTTCAAGACTTTTGCGCTTGGATGCTTTTATATTACGGCACGAGCGAACCAGTAGACAAAGAAGAAGAAGGACACTTCGCAACGTATCATGACGCCAAGCAGTTTGGTGTTTTAGCTTGCAACGTCAGCACATATACGTTTTTAGTCGGTAACGGCAACCCAAAGACGAGCGCAATGACAACACTTGCGCACACAATGAAATAAACAATCGGGCTTTCGGGTTCGGTATCGGGGTTCGGGCTTTCGGGTTCGGGCCTTTTTTTTATGCCAAATCCCCAATACCCCCCCCTATTTCCCCCCTACACACACAAAACACCGAAATAACCCGAACAATTGTTCGGCTTAGGCCAAAAATAGACCAGAAAAAATCTTATAAGTTATTGATTTTAAACGACTTTCTGGGTCACTTTTTTCTTGTACCATATGGGAATATATGGGAATATAGGGCAAGGGCAAGGACATGCCCCCAAATCACGCTGCACCGCAGCATAATCTAGTAAGAGGAAAAACAAATGATACACGCAATAGGCAACGAATGGGAAATGGCTTTCAACCGCCGCGTTTCACGCGAGACAATAAACAGCGCGCTGCGCACCGTCTGTGGTGCTGGTACCGTTAAAGTTGTATCCGATCCAAGCATCCCACAGAACGAAGGCAATCATTCCACATGGGAGCTTGTCTTTACACCAATGGCAGACTGCGAGCGTACATGGACAATTTATAGAGCAGCGCAGCAAGTATGCGACGATCTAGGCGCATACGCCCCACGTCCAAGCGGTATTAGCTCAGCTGGACACCATGTCCATATTAGCCGCAGCGCACTTGCAGACGGCATCACAGCCGAGCAATTCACAGACGCCAGCATTGCCCACATGCAAAACAGCCGAGGCTATTTGCAAGGCAGCGCATGGTTTGCCGATCCAATGGACGCAATAGCCGTCAAAGACATTGCAATTCGTTATGGCGAAAACAATATCAACCGCTTTTTGCCGCGTAGCAGACGTGACGCATACTATTGCAAGCCCATGTCATCCCGCACCATTTCACAATTGAAAGCATGCACTGGAGGCATTAGCGCATTGAGAGCGTGCATAGGACAAGGCAAATACCATGTTATCAACTTGACCGACGCATGCTGGAACGACAACAAGACCATTGAATTCCGCCAAGGCGGCTGCACTTGGAGCGCAGACAAAACCAAAGAGTGGAACCGCCTACTGCTAAACCTTGTTTACAGCACACGCACAGACCGCGTTGAAGAGGCGAGCCAGCGCACCATCACGACGCCATCACGCGGCAGCGAATTGTTTCGTGCCAACAGCCGATCAGCCCCGCAATATGATTTGATGCGCAACAACAACGGAGGCGCAACCACCCGCGAAATCATGGAGGCAATGGGAGGCAGTGAGGGAGACGTAAGACGCCGCGTCTCAGAGTTGCGCAGCCGCTTTGCGGAACGCAACTTGCCAGAGGCAGCAATCGTAACCCACACCCAGCAGGCGCAAGGGCAATCATACGGAAGCGGCACAGACCACACACGCTACGAAGTGTTGACCCAATACATCACAGGCAACCAAGCGCGGATGATGCCAGAAAACAGACGAGGCCCATCAACAATATTTGCTCGCATGTCAGATGCAGAATACGAATATTGGCAAGACCGAGCGGAGGCACTGCGCTAACAGCGCAGACCACCACCAGCAGATCAGCCCGCCCAGCGCGGGCTTTTTTGTGCCCGCAGGTACCCTAAGCGATCGGGAATTTGTTCGGGATATCGGGATCAAATACACCCGCACACCCCCTTTTCGGGTACAGCCAGATCGGACTACACTACACAGTGTTCCCCACGAACGATTACCAGCGAAAACCTTTTTGCTTACCGCGGGTCCCATAGGGGGTCGAAAAAATTTTTTACAAAAAAATCCGTTGACGGGTCCCTTATCTTCCCATACCCTACCACGCAGAGTGGAATGGAGTTTAGATTATGAAGACGCGGGAGCAAGAGATTGATGAGAAGGCGAGTGAGTTTGATGAAAATCATCCTCATGTGCGTGGTTTGTTTATAAAGTTTTCGTTTGAGATTATTGAGCGAGGTTTCAATAACTACTCAGTCAATGCAATTTTCGAGCGTATTCGATGGGAGACAGACCAAGCAGATGTAGATGGCAAATCAACATTCAAGCTAAACAACAACTACCGTGCTTGGTATGCGCGTAGGTTTATGGAGACGTATCCTGAGTATGATGGGTTTTTTAGGACGCGTCATCGTTTGAGTGGGAGCAAGGACGCTTTAGGTTTGCCTGAGTTAACGCCGAGTGATTTTCCTTATACGAATGTTTTGGTTGATGCCTAGATATCGTTTAATGATTGGCAGGTATTATGATTTTGATGCTCAGACTGCTGCGGAGGTTGTACCTGTGATGCAGGATCGTGTTGGTAATTTTGGTTCTAATGAGCGTGATTTCATGCGAGATTCTGCGATTGGATTTTGCGAGTGGAATTGCGGAAATTATTATTATCATAGCCGTGATGCGTTTGCGCGGAGTATGATTCGGAATGGATTATTAGAGGTGATTGATTAAATTTTGATAAATTGTTAGGATTGGTTGGACAACATCGGAGATATTAGATGAATGTACGCATGATGCCGCCACAGGGTCCTATGGGTCAGCCAATGCCGCAGGGTGGATCGCCTGCTCCAATGGGGGGTCCACCACCAATGCCGATGGGAGGTCCGGGTACATTTCCTGTTGGATCTATGCCAGCTACTGCTGGTAAGCAGAATACAAGGGGTTTGGGTAGTACATTTGGCGGCAATGCGGAAGGTCGCGGTCAATTTAAGAATTTTATGTCTGAGAAGAAGAAGACGAGTGCTTTTGTTCCTCAGATGCCTATGGCTCCTGCGATGTCTCAGTTACCTATGTTACCGCCTCCTATGCCGACGAATATGGGGCCTATGAAGCCTATGGGTGCTCCTAATATGGGTGGTGGTGCTCCTCAGTTGGGTCGTCAGGCTCCTGTTGGTGGTGGTATTGGTAGTGCGCCTATGGGTGTTG